ATAATTTAACATTAGACCCTAATTCAAACCGATATATTTCCTCAGTAATTGGTGATCAAGTATTAAATTATAATTCTACTACAAACCAAATGGAACTATCTGGAAGTTATCCAAATATGTCCCAATATGTTCGTGTTAGATCAGTTTCTTCCCCAACACCAAATTACTTTGATGCAAATGGTATTGCATTAAGTGCTTATACAGCTTCAATTCCTGTAAATGGTAGTGGTTCAGCAGGTGGTTCATTTACAGGTGCTATCGGAACTACAAATAGTAACATTACTGTATATAACGCAATTTCAACAAACACACAAGGATTGTTAGGTGCTAGTTACAATAACATGATTGCACTTTTAGGTAATGCTGAAGCTTACCAATACAATCTCTTATTCACCCCAGGTCTATTAAATGATACTCATACATCTCAAGTTACAAATATTATCTCTAACACAATTGCTAGAGGTGATAGTATGTATGTAATGGATTTAGGTGTATATGGAACAACAGTAACAGGTGCTACAGTACAAGCTCAAACACGTGATACATCATATGCTGCCTCTTATTTCCCTTGGGTACGCATTATTGACCCAGCAACAGGAAAACAAGTTTGGGTTCCAGCTTCAACAGTAATACCAGGTGTATATGCATTCAACGATAAAGTATCAGCCCCTTGGTTTGCACCAGCAGGTATAAACCGCGGTGGGTTAAGCACAGTTCTTCAAGCTGAATTGAAATTGACACAAGGTAATCGTGACACATTATACAGCAATAACATCAACCCTATTGCAACACTACCTAAACAAGGTGTAGTAGTATATGGTCAGAAAACATTACAAAAATCTCAATCTGCTCTTGATCGTGTAAATGTACGTCGTTTGATGATTGAATTAAAATCATATATCAAACAAATTGCAGATACAGTAGTATTTGAACAAAATACAATTCAAACTAGAAATTCATTTATTGCAAGAGTTACTCCATTCTTAGAAGGAATCCAACAAAAACAAGGATTGTACGCTTATAAAGTTGTTATGGATGATACAAACAATGGTCCAGCAGTAATTGATCAAAACCAATTAATCGGTCAAATTTATATCCAACCAACTCGTACAGCTGAATTCATTTCGTTAGATTTTATCTTACTTCCTACAGGAGCTGAATTCCCAGGATAAAAATTGAAAAATTAGATATTTATAATAAATAAAAATAGAAAACAAATGGCAATTTTAAATCCAAACGAAATATTTTTCACAGCGTTTGAACCTAAACAAACCAACCGTTTTATCCTTTATATGGATGGTGTTCCATCATATTTGGTAAAAGGAGTAGGAGCAGTATCTTTAACACAAACTGCAGTTGCTCTCAACCATATCAACGTTCAACGTTACGTAAAAGGAAAAACGATTTGGAACACTATCCAGTTTACAATGTATGATGCAATTACTCCAAGTGGTGCACAAGCAGTAATGGAATGGGTACGTTTAGGCCACGAATCAGTAACAGGCCGTGATGGTTACTCAGATTTCTATAAGAAAGATATTACGTTCAACGTTATTGGACCTGTAGGTGATATCGTTTCTGAATGGATTGTTAAAGGAGCTGTTATTACAGAAGCTAACTTCGGTGATTATAACTGGGATGACGATGGTACTCCAACTAACGTTACAGTTACTGTACAGCCTGACTATTGTATCTTGAACTACTAAGAACAAAACAATAAAATACATGAAAGCTCCAAAGAAATTTGGGGCTTTTATTTTCTTTTAATATATTTTTTCTATGAAAAAACTATTATTATTTTTATTATTAGCTAATATAGGATATAGCCAATATTGTCCATCTTTAGGACCGGACCAAATATTACCTTGTGGTGTAGGATCAACAACATTAACCGCAGATTTAAGCCAATGTAGTGCCGGTAATAACCCCAATCAAACAACAAATTACACTGTAGGAAACATACCATATGTTGCCCAAAATAATACAGGCACTCAACTGTTTATGACAGATGATTCCCAACAAGGGCCATTTAATATTGGATTTAATTTTTGTTTCTTTGGAACCACATATACCCAATTTTGGATAGGTTCTAACGGATGGGTCTCATTCTCCCCAGGACAACCAACCACCTTCACCACACAAACTATTCCAACCGGTAATGCTTTAGTACCCAAAAATTGTATTATGGGTCCTTGGCAAGATTGGCATCCTGGTTTAGGAGGACAAATAAGATACCAAACTACAGGAGTTGCTCCTTGTAGAAAACTAACTATATCTTGGACAAACGTGCCAATGTATAGCTGTACAAGCAATCAAGGAACATTTCATATCGTAATTTACGAATCTACAAACTATATTGAGAGTTATATTCAAAACAAACCAGCATGTTTGCAATGGCAAAATGGTACAGCAACACAAGGTATTCACAATAATATAGGTACAGTAGGCATTGCAGTTCCTGGACGAAATTCCTCAGTTTGGACCACAACAAATGATGCTTGGAGATGGACCCCTTCAGGACCAACAGTAACTCCTGTTTTAACTTGGTATCAAGTTGGTAATCCTGTTGCTATTGGTACAGGTCCTACAATTAATGTAACTCCTCCTGCTGGTGGTGCTCAATACACTTGTAAATTTGTTTACCCAATATGTAATGCAGGTTGGTCTAGTTGTAACGCTGGAGGTGGTTTAGGACCTGATACTGTACTTGTTGTACCTGGTCCTCCCAATTTACCACAACCCACAGTTTTTTCATTTAATCCTACATGTAATGGTGATTGTAATGGATTTATCAATGTAACCTCCAATGGTGGTACAGGAATTCAAACAATTTCTTGGAACGGACCTCCAACAGGATTTACTCCAACAGGTTTATGTGCAGGAATTTATCCTTTTACTATTACTGATGCCGCTGGTTGTACTGTTTCTAGTACTGTAACACTTACTAACCCACCTATACCTACAATTAGTCCTATTATTTATAGTGATACGGTTTGTTACGACTCACCTAATGAAATTTACTCAGTAGTTCAACAACCTGGATACATCTACCAATGGTCTTCAGTTGGTTTTATCAATTCAGGTCAAGGTAATGATAGTATTAGTGTAGATTGGAGTGGCTTTACTGCTGGATTTATTCCTGGAGCAGTTATGGTAATGGGGTATGATCAAAACAATTGCCCAAGTTTACCTGAAACTATTGATTTGACTGTTTTTAATATTGTTCCTGTAATTGATCCCGCAGGTCCATTTTGTTCAAACGATGAATTTTCTACTTTAAATGCTACTCCAATTGGGGGTGTGTTTAGTGGAACTGGAATGACTGGTAATGATTTTTATCCTAGTAATGCAGATACACTAGATAACTATATAGTTTATACTTATACCCAATCAGGATGTTCATTTGATGATACGATAAATGTTATTGTTTATGAGCAACCTCAAATTTCTCAAATTACTCCATACAATGATTTTTTTGAATTGTGTGATGGTGATTCAATTCCAAGTACATATAGCGTTATATCAACTTTATCAGGCGGTTACAATGAATGGACATTATCAGGTAATATAACTCAATCAACCAACTTTAATATCGCTTGGAACGCGTTTGGGATGTTTCCCCTGTCAGTAGTAAATTATGTAAATGGATGTCCTTCTCCACAACAACAAACTGTAATTACTGTTGTTCAATGTCCTAATTTATTATTCTATATTCCAAATTCATTTACACCTGATGGTGACGAACATAATAATACTTTTAAGTGGACATTTACAAGTGGGTTTGACCCATACAATTTCCATATAGAAATTTATAATAGATGGGGGCAAGTTATTTATGAAAGTTATAATTCTTTAGACTACTGGGATGGAACATACTCCAATATACCTTGCACCTCAGGATTATATAACTATAGAGTTTATTTTAAAAGCCAAAAAGATGATGGCAAATATGAATTTGTAGGAAATGTTAATCTTATTAGATAGGCCAATATTTATAACCATATGAAACTAGATAGTTTACGTACGTTAGTTAAAGAGGAGCTTAGCAAGCGACTGAATGAGGAATACCAAGACAAATTTAAAATGGTAGGTATGCTTATTACCAACATTAAAAAACGCCCTCAAAAAGAAATATTCTCTGATATCCGTTCCATTCCCGGTATTACAGTAGCATCTGTAAAAGAACCTATGGAATACAGTGAACAAAATACAGAAAAATTCCAATCTATAATGACCGTTAAAGTAGATGGTCATCCATGGATTGCATCTAGTGGATTCGACCGTTCAAAAATGGAAGACATACGCAAAGCAATATTAAAAGTAGAAGGAGTGTTATCATACAATGTAAATTCTGATAATATTTCATCTCTTTAATATATTTATATAAGATAACAAGTTATAATAAATAAAAATTATGAGTGAATTTAAATTACCAACTGAGATAGTTGAATTGCCTTCTAAAGGTTTACTTTACCTTGAAGATTCTGAATTAGCAAAAGGTACTGTTGAAATGAAGTATATGACTGCTAAAGAAGAAGATATTCTTACTAACCAATCATATATTAAAAACGGCACTGTACTCGATAAATTAATGAAATCATTAATTGTATCTAAAATCAATTATGATGATTTGTTAATTGGTGATAAAAATGCAATCATGGTTGCTTCTCGCATTTTAGGATATGGCTCAGAATATTCTTTTGAATATGGTGGTGAAACACATAATGTTGATTTATCTCAAATAGAAAATAAACCACTTCAAGAAGAATTATTTTCTCCTCGTAAAAATGAATTTACTTTTACTTTACCTAAGTCACAAAATACAGTTACTTTTAAACTTTTAACCCATAAAGACGAACAAGATATCACTCGTGAATTAGAAGGTTTAAAGAAAATTGATAAAGACTCCTCACCAGAACTTACTACCCGTTTAAAATACATGATTACTTCAGTTGAAGGAAATCGAGAACGAAAGGATATTCGAAATTTTGTAGATAATTATCTACTCGCTCAGGACTCACGAGCATTAAGAGAATATGTTCGCGAGATTCAACCTGATGTTGATCTAACTTTTTTTCCCAACGGCAGTGACACCAGAGTCTCTCTCCCAATTGGGCTTAAGTTTTTTTGGCCTGACCTATGATGTAGCTCCTCAAGTTCGAGCTAATTTATTTAAACAAATTCATGAGATAGTATTCCACGGAAATGGTGGATATGACTGGAATACAGTTTATAATATGCCTATTTGGCTTCGTAAATATACATTTGCTGAAATAAAAAAATATTACGAAGAACAAAAAGATGCTGCTGAAGGAAAACAAAGTGGAGGCAGACAAACTGTAATTAATCCCGATGGTAAAATCAAAACCCCAGAATTACTCCAACAAGTTAAAAATACTAAAAAACCAATTAAATATAGCTAAAAATATTAATTTTTAATATTTATAACAAAATATCTAAATGGCTGCTGATAATAAAGATGATTTAAGGAAAAAAATAGAAGAACAGATTTCCAAATTAAGTGGAAAATCTGTTGAAAACTATAGAGAAAAATTAAAAGCCCTTAATGCAATAAATGCTAGTTTAGATGCTTATCAATCTACCCTTGAAGATATTTCCGATAGAATAGCAGATCAAAGTCAAGGTTTTGCTGGACTTCTTGCTGAACTTGAAGGTATTAATGATGAGTTAGAAAAGGAAGATAAATACATCAAAAATTCTACTAAATCCCTTTCAGGATTAGAATCTATAGCTTCTAAATTAAAAAGTGACCAAAAAGGATATACTGATTTAAATAAAAAACAACTTCTACAAGAACAATCTAAACTTAAAATTCTTC